GAAAAAGGAAATTTTACCAAGAAGATTAATCCAGCCGCGCGCGTCATTAGCTACCGCGGTGCTAGATTTTGCGTCGTTTACGGACGCTTTATTCGGCCAATAGAGCATTTTATACTTTCCAAGAGTATAACCAAGATGTTTGGAGAGAAGACTGTATTCAAAGGACTTAATAGTTTACAGTCAGGAACCTTGCTTCATAAGAAATGGATACAATACACTAATCCTATAGCTATAGGAATCGATGCTGTAAAGTATGATCAACATATGCACGTTGACGCTCTTAAGGTCGCTCATGCTCTTTACAAAGACTGTTTCATTCATGTTCATGATAAACGTGAATTAAACCGACTTTGTCTTAAGCAGTTGCGAAATACCTGTAGAGCTTACACGACGGACGGTAAGTTGAAATACACAGTCGATGGTCAGACCATGAGCGGTGAGATGAGTACTAGCCTCACCGCCTGCGTAATCATGTGTCTTATGCTACACTCGTATGCGTCTTTTAAGAAAGTTCGGATTTCATTGGCCAATAATGGTGACGACTGCGTCGTTATTATGGGGAGAGCTGATGAGATGTCTTTTAGACGAGGTTTTGATAGTTGGTTTGAATCCATGGGATTTGAAATGACCGTTGAGCCTACCGTTACTGTTTTTGAAAAGATTCAGTTTTGCCAAACCAATCCCGTATTTTTGGGCCCGGGTATTCATGATTATATCATGTGTAGGGATCCTTTTAACGGTATTGCTAAGGATACAGTGATGCTTGACCGGTGGACCACCCCTAAGTTATTTAAGGGATGGCTTAATTGTGTTGGATTAGGTGGGCTGGCCAGTACGGCCGGCTTACCTGTATTCCCTAGTTTTTATAAGTGCTATATCAAGCATGGATGTAAGGAAACCAAGTACAACTCTCAGAGAGGACCAGCTCTTAATTGGTCCGCGAGACAGAGTCTTAAAACTCTAGTTCTGATCGATCGAGAACCGACACCTGAAACTCGTGCTAGCTTCTACCACGCTTTCGATGTCACTCCCGACGAACAGGTAATTATGGACCAGTTCTACGAACGATGCGATAGG